TTATGAAAACCCACGCAATGTGGGCAAGCTAGAAATTGACGACTCAGTTGGCACCGGCATGGTAGGCGCACCTGCCTGCGGCGATGTCATGAAACTACAGATAAAGGTGGACCATGATACCGGTATTATTACAGATGCAAAATTTAAAACGTATGGCTGCGGATCGGCTATCGCGAGTTCGAGCCTCATTACGGAGTGGGTCAAAGGAAAAACACTCGACGAAGCCGGAGCAATCAAAAACTCCGACATCGCCGAAGAGTTAGCCTTACCGCCAGTAAAGATACATTGCTCAATACTCGCTGAAGATGCAATCAAGGCAGCAATAAAAGATTATAAGGAGAAATCAATTGGCAACAGAAATTAAACCCCTATCACGCTCAGAACGTGAGGCAGCAATCAAAGACAAAGCAGGACTGGTAATTGTTATCATGGCTCTGTTCCTGGCTGTTACTACATACTTCTCAAGCATGCATTCAGGTGCGGTGTTAAAGAACATGCTCAAGGCCACAGACACCTATGCTTTCTATCAAAGCAAGAGTATCAAGCAAAGCATTGCCGAAGGACAACTGGAACAAACTCAAAACCCACGACGCCGAGCAGAACTTGAAGCCAAGATTGCACGTTACGAGTCTGACCCTGCAAAGCAAGAAGGCAAGAAAGAACTGTTGGCAAAAGCACAGGCATTCGAAGCCGCACGTGATGATGCAAGCAGGCATACTCCGTGGCTGACATTTGCCAGCATGACATTCCAGTTGGCGATTGTGTTACTGAGTGCAAGCATCCTGGCAGTCAACAACAAGATGTACAAGATCAGCGAAGTAGTGGCCGTAATAGGTGTGATACTGCTGAGCCAGGGTATTTGGTTGTGGTTGTAAAATGATCACACTTACCGAGCTTGCGGCACGTAAGATTCTACAACATATAGAACGTCGTGGGAACGGTATTGGCATTCGTGTTGGGGTCAAAACAACAGGTTGCTCAGGACTGGCATATGTGTTAGAATACATTGACACTGCACCAATCACACGTGATTGGTTCAAATATGAAAGCCATGGCGCCAGGGTTTGGGTCAATGGCAAAGATAGCATATATCTAGACGGGCTAGAGATAGACTATAAAAAACAAGGACTCAATGAAGGGTTCGACTTTAACAACCCACAGGCCAAGGATTATTGCGGATGTGGAGAAAGTTTTCGACTAAATGATAATTCAAAAATACGATTACAAACCACTGAGTCGGACCACAGTTGAGGGCAAGCGCCATTATGCATTGCCCAATGGCGATAAAGTACCTAGCGTAACCACAATCCTAGATCGTACCAAAAGCGAAGAAAGCAAGGCGGCTCTTGCTAATTGGAAAAAACGTGTGGGTGAACAACAGGCACAGCAGATCGTAACTGAGGCCGCCAATCGCGGTACTCGTATGCACAGCTATCTAGAATCATATATCCTTGGTGATGATCTGAAACCGTTGCCTTCTAATCCTTTTGCACACCCTTCATGGTTCATGGCCGCAGAAGTTATCCTCAAAGGACTGTGCCATGTAGACGAATATTGGGGGTCAGAAGTACCAGTATACTACAGTGGGCTATACGCAGGTACCACAGACTGTGTAGGAGTGTGGAAAGGCCGGCCTGCTATCCTGGATTTCAAGCAGAGCAACAAGCCCAAAAAGCGTGAGTACGTTGGAGATTATTTTATCCAGCTTGCTGCCTATGCAGAAGCACATAATGACACACATGGTACCAATATAAGTGACGGTGTAATTCTAATGGCTGTGCAGCCTAAATTGCAGGAAGATGGCACCTATAGCACCCCAGAATACATGGAATTCACCATCGAAGGTGACGAATTTGAACACTGGAGACAAGAGTGGTTCAAGCGAGTTGAGCTATATTATCTAATGAGCTAAATACTCCATATACCGGGGTTTTTAGCAAAATGGCAATTGTACAGATATCAAGAATTACGCACCGCAAAGGGCTGCAACAGGATTTACCTGCTCTGGCATCAGCTGAGCTGGGTTGGAGTTTAGATACACGTCAACTGTATATCGGAAATGGCACAATTACCGAAGGTGCTCCGACCGAAGGCGTTACAGAAGTTTTAACGCAATACTCAGACTTGCTTAACATTGGTGACCAGTACATTTTTAAAGGTTCACTGTCTGGCTATACTTCGCAGACTGGCGCTACATCATTATCACCAACCACACGAACTCTACAACAAAAACTAGATGATAGTGTAAACGTCAAAGATTTTGGCGCAATAGGCAACGGCATTGCAGATGACACAGCGGCTATACAACGTGCAGTTGATCAGATATTGTTTGGTGGTTTTGCGTTAAATCAATCTAGACTTCGCCGCGTGATCAATTTTCCAGCTGGAACATATCTTATTAGTGCCAGTATTAAATTGCCTGCTTATGTTAATATACTAGGAGCAGGCATCGATCGAACTATTATACAGCAAACTTCTTCGGGTGCGGTAGTTGTACAACTCAAAGACAGCTCATCTCAAATTGATGCTGCCTACGGTACTCTTGGTGCTACCACTGTTAAAAATGTTACTATACAAGATGTTACTCTTGAGAGTTTATCGTCTAGTAGAAACATTGTTACACTAGACTCTTGCGATAATATACTTTTTAACAGGGTGTATTTTAAAGGCACTATTACATCACCATCAGGTTCAGGTGTGAATGGACAGAACGCAGTGTACGCGACTCCAACTGATGCCACCAAAGATATCAATGGACTAAAATTTATCGATTGCGTATTCTATAGAATACTTCAAGGTCTAGTGCTTAATGCTAATAATGTAAAAATACTAGGTTGTGATTTTACTACAATGAGTATTGCGGTATATGTTGATGCAACACTAAGCGCGGCAGAAACCAGGAACATCAAAGTGTCTGGTTGTACATTTGAAGGAATTACTCGTAGTGCCATCTATGCAGTAGCGGCCACTGCCACTGCACAAATGAATGTGATTAGTATTGGAAATTATTTTGGTACCGTTGGGGGAGCCGCCGGGTCCACAGTGGCACCAGTTATTTCATTCAATGGCAGCGGAAATTACAGTATCGGTGACACATTTGCAAGAACCGACGCCGACGCAGATGTTAGACCTAGGGTATGGCACGCCTCGACCAGCTTGAACTCCAGCCTAGATGCTAATGTTGGTTTAACAACCGGCATGTTGGTCAGAGGTATAGGACGTCAATTGACACTAAGTGGATCAGTAACTGGTGCGAACACAGGGATTGTACTAAGTGCTAACACAGGGATCTGTGGTGCAGCCACTATTCAGTACATCTTAAAAAGACCCACGGCGTATGCCTATCGTCATGGCAGCATTGAAGTTATATACAACGATACCACAGTTCAGTATGTTGATGAATACACTGAGTTTCCGAATGCAACTAACTTTACCTATCCAGGCCCTACCGGAGTAACATTTTCGGTAACAAATATATCCTCAGGTAAATTTAAAGTTAACTATACAAGTGATGCATCAGGATCAGGCACATTAGTCTACAGTATTACAAATTTCCTATAACCATATCAATTATCTAAATGTGGAAGCTCAAACCCGACGATCGGCTTGATCGTTGGAAACAATTTCGTAAACGGTTAGATACCTTGCCGCTAGAGCTTGCATTGGCTGAGTGTGTGAGTTTCTGGCAGAGTGCACCATTCACTCCCTACTATCTGGATCACAGTGATCAAACAAATTGGCCAGATCCCTGGCAACTGGTATACGAAAACTACTACTGTGATCTTGCAAAAGCACTTGGAATAGTGTATACTCTACAGTTAAGCAAGCACGGAAAACAATTAAGCATGTCCATCAAGGTGTATCAAGATCCTATAACAAAAGGACAGTACAATTTAGCTTGGATTGACCAGGGGAAATATGTTCTTAATTTCATTGCCAACGAGATCGTAAATAGAACACAAATACCAAAAGAATTAAAGCTCTTGACAGAGTTATCCAGTCAAGACCTGAAACTACAAAATTATTAAATCAATATCAGGGGAATCAATGAGTCAAATACAAGTCACCAAGAGAGATGGCAATCGAGAAGTTCTCGATCTAGAAAAATTACACAAGGTAGTGTTCTGGGCAACGCAAGGAATAACAGGCGTTAGTGCAAGCGAAGTTGAAATCAAAAGCCATTTACAGTTCTACAACGGAATCAAAACAACAGATATTCAAGAAACACTGATCAAAAGTGCGGCTGATTTGATATCTGAAGAAAATCCCAACTACCAGTACGTGGCCGGCAGGCTGATATGTTACCATTTGCGTAAACAAGTCTATAATGACTATGAACCATGGCCCCTGCTGAGACTGGTACAAAAAAATGTGCAGAGTGGATTTTATGATGACGGTCTTCTCGCCGCTTATTCAACAGATGAATGGGAAAAGTTAAACAGTTATATTCATCATGAGCGTGATGAAAACTTCACCTATGCTGCCATGGAACAGTGGCGGGGTAAGTATCTTGTACAGAATCGTGTTACCAATGAAATCTTTGAAACACCTCAGGTAGCATACATGCTGATTGCAGCCACCTTGTTTCAGACATACCCTGCGAGCACACGACTACAGTGGGTAAAAGACTATTACGATGCAATTAGCCTTCATGACATTAGCCTTCCTACTCCTGTTATGGCAGGGGTCAGAACTCCTCAGAAGCAGTTCTCTAGTTGCGTTCTCATTGAGACTGATGATAGTCTTGATAGCATTAATGCTACTACAAGTGCTATTGTTAAGTATGTGAGTCAGAAAGCAGGAATTGGGATTGGTGCAGGAAGAATACGTGCCCTAGGATCGCCTATTCGCAATGGCGATGCATATCACACAGGCGTAGTTCCGTTCTACAAAATGTTTCAAGCAGCCACACGTAGTTGTAGCCAAGGTGGTGTGCGCAACGGAGCAGCCACCCTGTACTATCCAGTATGGCATTTAGAAATCGAAGATCTTCTGGTGTTGAAAAACAACAAAGGCACAGAAGACAACCGTGTGCGACACATGGACTATGGTGTTCAGTTTAATCGCGTGATGTATGAGCGATTGCTAACAGGCGGAGACATTACCTTGTTTTCGCCTAAAGATGTACCTGAAATGTACGATGCATTTTTTACAGATGCAGATCGATTCAAAGAGTTGTATGAAACAGCAGAACGTAATACCAAGTTGAGAAAAAAGAAGATTAAGGCAGCTGACTTGTTCAGTCGCTTTATGCAGGAACGCAAGGATACCGGACGTATCTATCTGCAGAATGTGGACCATGCTAACACGCACAGTCCATTCAAAGTAGATCGTGCCCCGATACGTATGAGTAATCTTTGCTCAGAGATCGATTTGCCTACAGTACCGTTGAACGATGTCAATGACGAGGATGGTAGGATCGCCCTGTGTACTTTATCAGCGATCAATTGGGGCAATGTAAAAAGCCCACATGACTTTGAAAAAATGTGTACTCTGGCAGTTCGAGGGTTAGATGCATTATTAACATATCAGAAGTATCCAATACGGGCAGCTGAATTAGCTACCGAAGAGTTCCGTCCACTGGGTGTTGGTATTATCAACTTCGCCTACTGGTTGGCCAAGAATGATGTAAGTTATTCGGACTCTCGTGCCCTGCCCTTGGTTGACGAGTATGCAGAAGCCTGGAGTTACTATTTGATCAAGGCTTCTGCAGACCTCGCACAAGAACAAGGTGCGTGTACTAGATGGAAAGATCTCAAGAGCGCAGATGGTATATTGCCTATTGACACACGTAAAACTGATGTAGATGAATTAGTTCCACACATCGAGCGCATGCCATGGCAAAGTTTACGTGAACAAGTACAACGAACTGGTCAGCGTAATGCTACACTAATGGCACTGATGCCTGCAGAAACATCAGCACAGATCAGCAATGCCACTAACGGTATTGAGCCACCGCGAAGCTATGTAAGTATCAAAGGTTCAAAGCATGGTCAATTAAAACAGGTTGTGCCTGAGTATCGTAAGTTGAAAAACAAATACGAACTATTATGGCATCAGCGTAGTCCAGAGGGCTACATGAATATCTGTGCTGTATTACAAAAATATATTGATCAAGGTATATCGGTTAACACATCCTACAATCCACAGTACTACCAAGATGAAAAAATTCCAATGAGTGATATGCTCAAGCATCTACTACAATTCTACAAGTTCGGCGGCAAGCAACTTTACTACTTTAATACCTATGATGGTCAAGGTGAAATTGACATCGACAAACTAAATGCAAAAGAACCTTTACAAGAGCTGAGTCCAATCAACGAAGCTGACTGTGAAAGTTGTGTAATCTAAATCAAGGAAAAATAATGAGCGTTTTTAATACCAAGAAGAAAAATCATCTGGCCAGCCTGGCTTTTCTTGATTCCAGTGGCGGAGTAACTATTCAAAGATTCGACATACTAAAGTATCGTCAATTTGAAAAACTAACTGACAAACAACTAGGTTTTTTCTGGCGTCCAGAAGAAATTGATGTAATGAGAGATGCTAAAGATTTTAAGGACCTAACACCGTATGAGCAACACATTTTCACATCGAACCTTAAGCGACAGATACTGCTGGACTCTGTGCAAGGTCGCAGCCCCAATTTGGCTTTTCTTCCTATTGTATCATTACCTGAGCTGGAAACATGGATTCAAACTTGGAGCTTCAATGAAACAATACATAGCCGTAGTTATACTCATATTATTCGCAACGTATATTCTGACCCTAGTAAAATATTTGATGAGCTCGTGGATGTCCCTGAAATTGTCGAATGCGCAGGTGATATCTCGGGATACTACGACAGACTGATAGAAGCCGGGCAATGGTTTAATTTGCTAGGTGTAGGAAAGCACACAGTGAACGGAAAAGAAATCACAGTTGACCTCTACGAACTTAAAAAGAAATTATGGCTAGGTCTTAACTCCGTAAACGCCCTTGAAGGTATTCGCTTCTATGTGAGCTTTGCCTGCTCCTGGGCATTTGCTGAACTCAAGAAGATGGAAGGCAATGCTAAAATTATTAAATTGATTGCTCGTGATGAAAATGTACATCTAGGATCAACACAGACCTTGCTTAAACTCTTGCCTCAAGATGATCCTGACTATGTGACTATCAAGGAAGAAACCAAAGCTGAATGTGAAGAAATGTTCCTACGTGCGGCCGCACAAGAACGTGCATGGGCACACTATCTGTTCAAGGACGGAAGCATGATTGGCCTGAACGAACAGTTGTTGTGTGACTATGTTGATTGGTTGACTTGCAAGCGTATGACCGCGGTTGGTTTGAAGTGTGGCATCAAGACAGGATCAAATCCTTTGCCATGGACCGCTAAATGGATTGCAGGTGCTGAAGTTCAAGTTGCACCCCAGGAAACTGAGATAAGTAGTTATGTGGTTGGCGGTACCAAGCAGGACGTTGACTCTAACACTTTCAAAGGATTCAGTTTATAAATGATCACAGTATATTCGAAAAATAATTGCCCATTCTGCGTACAGGCCAAAAACCTACTAAAACTCAAAGGTGTTGACTACACTGAAATCAAGATTGACGAAGATGCATCTGCAAAAGATTTTGTTCTAGCAGAAGGGCACCGTACAGTGCCACAATTATACAAAGACGGTAAACTACTGGTCGAGGGTGGTTACCAAGGCTTGGCAAAACAGCCAGCTGAATTTTTTGAAACCCTAAGAGGATAAAATGTTAATTTCAAAAACAGCCTATACAGCCGGTGATATCGTTGCCTTCAAATTGGTCAACGGTGATGAATGTGTGGCCAAAATTGTAGAAGTCACACCGATGGAATATGTAGTAAGCAAGCCTTGCACAGTGGTTCCTAGTCCGAAAGGCATAGGCATGATGCAGAGTTTGTTCACTGCTGAGTTGAGCAAAGATGTTCATCTCAGTGCTACTCATGTGCTGATGCATGCCATGGTGGTAAAAGAAATAAAAGACTACTATCTCCAAACAACAACAGGTATTGCAACAGCGCCTGCAGGACTGGTGATTTAATATGCCAGGCGCCGCACGACAAGGACAAGACACAGCAGGCGGCACCATTGTTGCTGGATCACCTAATGTGATCACAAATGGTACTCCTCAAGCACGAATTGGTGATGCGGTGCAAGGACATGACCTGCCGCCGCATGCCGCACCAAAGATGGCAGAAGGCAGTCCCAACGTTATTGTAAATGGTATACCTGCCAGTCGAGCCGGGGATAACGCCACATGTGGCCACCCAGCAACAGGCAGTCCTAATGTGATTATAAACTAACATGAGTTATTCAGCTGTTCAATTGATTGCTATCAGTGGGTTGTTGCAAAACACCGGACTAGGTGTGAGCACAAGATTGGTAGCACAATTAAACAACATGCAAAACACAGTAGTAATCACTGGTAAACTCCGAAGAGTTGCGGTGCATCCAAATGTAGCATCGCTGGTGCTTGATTCAATGAGAACCACATTGCCTGGAATTTGCGGGGTCGCACCAGTGACTTACACCAGTTTGTCTGCTTCTATAACAGCAGTTGACATTACAGAAAGCATACGCACAAGAGCCAATCAGTTTTTCCTACGAGGCGTAAATGGATACCTTGGCATTTTGTCAAGAGCTGATTCCGATTGTCGAATGTCACGTGATGTGCTCGGAGCAGTATACTCTTATGATGGAGCATCATTTTCCAGCGTGAACCCTGATGTTACGAAACATATTGATTTAGCTACAGGTGGACTTTCAAGCAAATTTGGTCCATTGGCTAAAAATTCTGAAAATTATAGACGAGCCAGTGGACTTTATAGTGCTGGAGTTGGATCAGGCGGAACCATAACAACTGATGCCAAGGATGTTGAGCGCAGTATTCGTGCATTAAGCCAAGGAATGCGCCGTCTTGGCACACTGTATAATTTATTTGACTTGTCGACGCTGGGAACACCGGCTGGACTGATAAAAAGTTTGTATGCACAAGGTCTGCTGTCAAATAGATATAGTGGGCGTGAAGGCACAAAAGATGCAGATTTCATTGAAGCATTACTCAGCGAAGGAATTACTCTTACAAATATTGATACGGCCAATCAAACTGTATTGACTGATCTGTTGACCAAGGTCACAGACCCAAGATTTCTTAACAGGGTAATTACCGCTACTGGATTAGACGCAGCAAATGTAGGGGGTGGGGGTAGGGGTATTGCCAATGCCGGGGATTTCTTAAAAGCAAATAAAGTTATGCCAGCCAATGCAGTTGATGCAATTCCTTACGGAACATTGTATCAACTTGGTCAACAATTGTTGTCATTGAATATATCATATGCAACAACGGATGCATTGTTCGACGCCCTGCTAAAAATTAATGTTCCTGAACATGACAATTTAGCAAATCTAACCAGACCAGTGCCAACAGCTGATATAGCAGTTATTCGAAACTCGGTGCCATCTGGTACGGGAGATTTTTCTTCGTGTAAAATACAAGAATTAATTGGAACTCCGTCGGGGTATGTGCATTTAGATTCTCTGGACACTATAGCATTGATTGCATCTAAACTTTCGTCAACCACTGAAGGATTGGCATTGATATCAGCTGTCGATGCAGTGTACGATAAGTATGCCGCAGATCTAAGTGCCACAGCAGAAGAATCTGCGTTGATAGCCGCAATTGATTCACTGGCTGCTGTTGCAGACTATAAACAAAACATTGCGTCAACTAACATTGCAATATCAAACTGTATTGATCAAATTGAACTGGAAATCGTTAACTGTAGTAAAACTGGACTAGACATATACTCAACTGTGCCAGGAAACAATAGTATCATAACAACCATTATCAGTTTTCCAAATTTTGGAGTAGACTATCACAATTCTGGAATTAAAAATATGTTGATTGACATGACAACTGCTGACAGGTATGGCGAAGCAGTAAAGGCCTGCTTGATACAAGGACAAAATGACAGTATACTTCAAACAATTGGTACTAAAAATATTGGAATTCCTGATGTTGCTTCCAATGCAAAAAAATATCAATTTGAATCTGGGCAAACAACGTTGACGATCCAACAACGAGAAAATGTGATTGCTGATGCAAGAGCTCAACAATTAATTGAAAGTGATGCGATTCGAAATGCAGAACTTTATGGATACAACAATCAATATTATGTGAGCCGTGGTTATCCCGTGGCATAAACATAACACTTATTGGCAGTTATAACCCAGTATAATTGCCATTAACGGCTTGTATTATGAGCATAAGCCGTATTTAAGTTGACACAGCCAGACTTATAGTGTACTATTAACATGATCCTGTGTTCTTAAATATCACTACCATCTGAAACTAAGGAGAAACAAAATGACTCTAACCAATGAACTTTGGAAAAAGTATATTCCAATTGCAACGAAATTAATAATCGGAAGCGTAGCATTTATTTTTTGCATTATCATGGTAACTAAAGTTACCCAGGCAAAAATGCAACATCTGCGCAACGCAAATAACATGACCGAAATTAGTTATGTAACAACCGCCACTCGCGAGCGTCAGCTGGCATGCTTGGCTAAAAATATCTATTACGAAGCAGGTTATGAAAGCTTCGAAGGAAAAGTTGCTGTGGCACAAGTAACAATCAACCGTGCCAACAGCGGTGACTTTCCTAGCGACATCTGTGGCGTGATCTATCAGAAAAGCGTTATTTACTCAAGGGTGATCTGCCAGTTCAGCTGGTACTGTGAACAGCCCGGTAAGATAAAGCCAATGTATCCTGCTGCCTATAACGAAAGTATGGCCGTGGCTAAAAAAGTTCTACTGGAAAACTTTAGACTTGACGGATTGAAGACAGCCATGTATTATCACGCTGACTATGTGAATCCAGGCTGGGGCAAAGAAAAAGTTGCCAAGATTGGTCGTCACATATTTTATTCCAACCGTTCTGCTAAAGGATCTTCATGAAAAAAATCACACTTGACACAGTCCGAGCTGATGTAACAGTTTGGATCAAAGAGCATGTTGTAACAATCAGTGCTGAAACACTAGGATGGATGGCTGCAATGTTCATCCACTTTAGTATTATTCCAACACTGTTGGCTGCGATGGCAGGGCTAACAGACAAGATGCCACCTGTAGACATGGTGATGTTTTGTTGGGGCGCACTTGGCCTACTGTTCATCAAAGCAGTGATGCTCCGTGATCGTCTTAACACATTAACCATTGGCATAGGCTTTATTGTTCAATGCTCTTTAATGGGACTCATGTTATTCAAATAAATACTTGTACGGTGATTGGAGGCCGTTGAACATGAGCAAAAATTCCCAGGTTGTTACAGAAGTTGAACTAGAAGAGGAAGAGCTGGTAGTAGAAGAAATGGAACTGGATAGTCAAGACTACGGTTTTATTATCAGTGCAGACGGCGAACTAAAACACCTGTTTACACCGGATGAATTTTATCTTGACCCTCCGCCATTGGTCAAGAAGATATTAAAATTGCTAGGGATCA